TCCAGTAATAACTGGTAATTTAAGACAATCATTGTTCCTAGAAAGTAAAGCATTTGATTATGTAGTGGGATATAAAATAGATTATGCTGTATTTGTAGAATTTGGTAAAGTTGGTAGAGGTAGCATAAGAGGTAGAAAACCATTTTTTAGACCAGCAATTAAAATGGCTACATTTGAGTTTATAAAAAGTGTAAGAAGTAAATTAAAAGAGATATGAAAGATGCAAGTCATATTATAAGAAAAGAAGTTTTTACTGCTTTAAATGGTAACATAACATTAAATAGTGCTAATGTACCAGTTTATAATGTTGTGCCATCTTCTGCAAGTGAACCTTATATACTTATTTCATCTATAAGTAATTTAATTTTTGATAATATAAAAGATACTTACTTAAACAATATACAAACACAAGTAGAAATTGTAACTGCATTTGATACTAATACTGGTGGTCAATTAGATGCTAATTTAGGCATGAATCAAATAACACAATTACTTATTTCAAGAAATACATTCTTTGATTTAAGTTCAGATAACTTTAAATGCATTTCTGCTCAAAATGATGGTATAACATATCTTACTGAAGATACAGAGACACAAACAATCTATAGAGGAATATTAACATTTTCAAACCTTGTTGAGCAGTTATGAGGTTAGAATTATACAGATATAGTTCAGAAAAAGATAGTACCTTAGGGCTAATATTTTTAGTAAATGATGAAACAAACAAAAAAGATTTTCTATGCTTTACTCTTGAAGATGAAAAACGTGAGGTCAAAGTATATGGAGAAACTCGCATACCTGAAGGCACTTATCAGATTAAATACAGAAAGGAAGGCGGTTACCACAATAAATACACAAAGCGTTTTCCAAACATTCATAGAGGTATGTTACACGTTACTGACGTTCCTAACTTTGAGTATATTCTTATTCATTGTGGTAATGATACTAGCCACACACACGGTTGCATACTTGTTGGCGACGTTATATCACAAAATACTAACAAAGAGCCGTTTTTAGGACAATCATCAAATTGTTACAAAAGAATTTATCCAATTATTGCTGATATACTAGAATCTCAAAAACATCTGTCAATTAAAATTATTAATTTTGAGGAAATCTAAATCACAAAATATGGATGATATAACAAACAAAAAAGTTGCTTTAGACGTTGACGGTGATGGTAAAAGCGACATCAAAATAGATATTAAATTCTTAGGATTACTTGTGGGTGGTATTATATCATTAACTATGACCTATTCACAATTAACATCTGAAATAGAAGTTGCTAAGACATTACCTGAATATAAGATTGAACAAGATGATACAAAGGTTATAAATCAAAAAATAGATTATTTGATTAAAGAATTAGAGAAATATGAAGAACAAACTAATAGAAGATTAAATAGTTTAGAAGATAAGGTTTATAAAAAATGAAAAAATTAATTTTAATTATCTTTTTGTTTTTTGCATATAATAGTAATGGTCAAGATATAAGAGTTATTCAAATCAATGCAAAGTGGAATCAACAAAACACATTGTATTTAGATAATTTAAAAGGTTGTAAATATGAGTATGCTTGGTTAGAAGAACAGGGTGATAATCTTAAAAATCAAATTAAATCTGTTCCTGTAATATTAATATGGAAAGGTAGTAAAAGAGTAAAAACTTATCAGGCTGGATTAGATTTTAAATTACCTGTAACAAAAGATAATATACAAGAATATATAAACCAACTTAAAAAATAATGACAAAAATTAGTGAAGATACAGAAGTAAAATTAGACCTTAAAACAATAGGCTTATTAGTTGGTGGTGTTATATCATTAGCGAGTATGTGGTTTACATTGCAAGGAGAAATACAAGACCTTAACAATAAAATAAATAATTTTAGTGGAGAAGAATTTGTGCAAAAAATGGAGTTTCAGCTAAAAGACGAGTTGGTGCGTAGTACCATAATCCAAATTGAAAAATCTACAGAAGGATTGAAAGAAGATATTTTAGACAATAAAGAATCAATTAAAGAATTAGAAGATAAAGTTTATAAAAAATGATTGCTAAAATATTATTTGTTTTTTTAGCATTAAATAATATCACATTTAAAGTTGATGGTCTCACTTGTAGTATGTGTTCACTAAATGTTCAGAAGCAGTTAGAAAAAGTTTACTTTATAGAAAGTGTTGAAGCTGACATTGAAGAAGTCACTTACAAGATACAATTAAAAAAAAATCATTATATTGATTTTTATGCTATTGCAAATGCAGTCACAGATGCTGGATTTAGCATAAATAAAGAATCATTAAATGTAGGTACTAAAAATACAAATGATTTTTGGAAAAATAGTAATTATATAATTTGGAAGAACGAATGAAATTATTAAGTGATGTAAGTTTATCAGAAAGTGATGTCAATAATCAATTAAAGGTTAATCAAACCATATCAAAAATTAATACTTTAATGGATGTAGCTGATGGATTAAAAGAATGGGAAGGTGTCCAAAGAATAGAAATATTTTTAAGAATTGAAAACAAATTAATTGATTTAATAGATGAATTGTAATGATTGCAGAATCTGTATTTATAATGATTGCTTTTGCAATTAGTATGCTTTTGATAAGTGTATTTTTAAAAGATGAATAAGATATTTGAGAAAATTTTTGGAGAAACTACCAAAGGTATTGCTGATATAGTAGATAGGTTTGTTATGACTAAAGAAGACAAGCATAAGGCAAACCAAGAAATACAACAACTCTTTCAATCTTTTGAAATTGAAATGCAAAAGAATACTACTGAAAGATGGAAATATGATTCAACATCAGATTCATGGTTATCAAAAAACATAAGACCATTAGTATTGCTAATATTAGTAGTAAGTACAATATTGCTTGTATTTGTAGATGCTGGTAAAATATCTTTTGAGGTAAAAGAAAGTTGGGTAGATTTATTACAAATAGTTTTGATAACTGTTATTGGTGCATACTTTGGAAGTCGTGGCTTAGAAAAGTATAAGCAAAAGTAATGGCTAAAAGATTTTTTCCAAAAGTATATATTTCAAAACCCAAAAAGAAAAGAAAAGGAATACATAGTAAAAACAGAAACACAAATCAAAAAGGTGGCAAATACTATAAGGGTTCAAAGTACAGAGGTCAAGGAAGGTAAGATTTGTGCTACTTGTAAAGAATATAAACCATTACATAGATACTACAAAAGGGAAAATAGAAAACCTGAAATTCATTGTAGGGATTGTAGAAATATACAGAGAGAAAAAAACCATAGACATTGGAAGCAACAATTTATCTATAAGTTAGCTGAATATATAGATATTAAATGTGTGAAGTGTGGTTATGATAAAAATTTTTCTGCATTAGACTTTCATCATATCAAAAGAAAAAAATTTGCTATAGCTAGAGAGATTAGAAATCTATCAAAAAAAAACTTTACTGATGGTCGAGTTGATAAGATTTTATATGAAATTTTAGCAAAGTGCGAGATACTATGTGCTAACTGTCATAGAGAGCATCACAACAAGCATATTATGAAAATGAAAAAATAGTATATTTGTAAATAAAATATTCTTATGGGAACTACGCTTACTGGAAAAAATATATCAGCCTCGTATCTTGGGTTAATCAAAACAACTGACAATGCGGTAATAGGCTCAACTGCAAAAAGACTAACTGATGGTAATGGTACTGATTCACCATTATATCTTTCTACAACTTCATTAGGTATTGGTGGAATACCAGATAGTAATTTTAAATTAACAACCTCAGACCAATCGTGGATAAAACAAGGTCTATTAGTTGGTGGAACAAATGGCGTTAGAACAAGTGGCTCATCGTTAGTTATTGATGGTGGTGGTGATAGTTCTGTAAATCTTAGATTTATTACAAATTCAACTGGATACGCAACATCAGATGGTGGTCAGATTGGTTTTGCTAATGATGGAATGTTGTTCTTAAAAAGTTTAGAAACAACTGGTGCAAATTATGGTATAAATTTACAAACTAACGGGGGAAACACCATTCTTTTTGCAGAAGCAACAAATAAAAATGTAGGCATAAATACATTAAGCCCATCATCAAAATTAACAATATCAGGTGGCGACATATTACTTGATAATTCTAACAAACTTTTATGGGGAAATACCTCTGATGTATATATAAAAGGTACTACAGTTTCAGATAATATTCAATTAGGTGTTGGTGGTTCAACACAATTTACATTTGCACAAACTACTGGTCTTAGATTACATCAATATGGTAGTGGCTCTATAACTGGTACTGCCACACAAAGATTAGGTGTAGATTCTAGTGGTAATGTCATTGAGATTCCTATTGGTGCTGGTGCAGTTGATGGTAGTGGTACTGCAAATACAGTTACAATGTGGACAGATTCTGACACGATAGGAAACGCACCTATTACTATAAGTGGTAACAATTCTACTTTTGCAGGAACAATCACAGCATCAGGTGGTTCTACTAATAATAATGATGATGCTAATATATTAACGCTTAACGCTAGTGAACACGCAAGACTTTTAGTAGATACTTCTTCAACAAGTGGTCATAGAGCAACTTTAGCTTTAGAATCTAATGGTAATGAATTAACATTATCAACGACAGGTAGTGTATCCGAACTAACATCTGTCGGTAATTTAACAGTTACTTCAAGTGCAACAACTTTTACTGGTTCAATAATTGCTACAGATAGTTCAACATCAACAATTAAAATACTACCTACTGGTGGCACAACACAGTTTATAAGTAGAAATTCTGCTGATGATGGTTATGTAAGTCATATAAGTGATGCAACACAACATATCTATAAAGTTTCAAATTCAGAAAAAATGAGACTGGATTCTAGTGGAAGATTAGCTTTAGGAACGACATCTGCAAGTTCTAAACTATCAATTAGTGGACAACAAGAATTAATTGATATAACTAGAGGAACTTCAGGTGATGCAAAATTCTTTTTTAGTGCAGATTCTTCAAGATTATATATATCAGATACAGATGCACAATCTACAAATATTCATTTAGCAGTATATACAACTGGTGAGATACAAGCTAGACGTTCAAGAAGCAATACTGCTGGTGAAGTTGCTTTGAGTTTACAACCAAAAGATAGTACAATTCACTATGGTTTTCGTATAGATTCATCAACTAATTCTTTTAATTTAGACAGAGTTGGTACTGGTACTTTCCTTACAATAGATGCTTCAGGAAATTCAACTTTTGCTGGTACAATAGGAATTGGTGCAACACCTACAACTAATGCTATAGAAATAGATGGTGCTGATGGAACAAGCTATGTATTTTTTAAAAGTGCAATAGCAACAACTGGTGCTAGAGTTGGATTAAATAGTGATGACTTAATTATTGAAAATAAGGAATCATCAGGTAATATGATTTTTGACACAAACGCTACAGAACGTATGCG